GCATGGAGCGCAATCTCAATCCTGCGTACTGGCCTTTGATTTGCTGGGCCGTCGCGGTTTCGCTGGCGAACTGAGGTGCCCCGGATGATGTCCGCGATGCCCGTGATTTCGTAAATTTGGCTCTTGATGTCCTCTCTAGCTCGGTAGCATTGAAGTAAGCGCATTTGCGAGCGTGTCAAGCGGGAGGAGGTCAATGCTGCCTTTAAGGCCGCCCTTTTCGCTGAAAGCCATCCACTTATCAACTGGAATAAGCGCATTGTTGTCGCCCTCCGTCATCAAGCCGTTGCAACGCGGGCTGGCTCGCGTCGTACACGCCGCGAACGCGCAGCGACTTCACCAAGGCCGTCAATGCGGTCGGAGAGAATGTCCAACTCCATCGCCTGATCTTGGTACAGCACAAAGTCAGGGACAGGCACTAGCGTGTCGCTCGTCGTCGTCGCGTAAAGCGGTTTCGGACAGGGAAAGAATCCCTCTAGCCCAAGCGGATCATCGCGTGCGTCAATGATCTGCGGCATCCCTTGCTAGAACCAGTAAACCTTCTGGGTTTCCTTGTCCCAGAGTTCACAAATCTTGGCGCGGTTGTAGATGCGTTTGTTCTCGTTGTACGCATTCAGCGGCTCTGGGCCTTGATCTAGCGGTATCTTGGCGCGCCATTTCCTCGCCAAACCGCTCTGCGAGCGCGTCACGGGTCATGTAGACCCAGCGCCACACCTGCCCACTTCCTCCCATGTGCGGGCGTGTGCATGGCCGAAATCGCGCCAATGGACGTAATCCACCGGGGCGCATTCGTACTCAATTTGCTCCATCGCGGGCGGCGCACCTTCACCCTGTTCAATGCTAGAGGTGACCGATACGCCGTCATCCTCAATGCCGATGGGCGCGGTGTGCGGCTCATAACGCACCCATGCCGTGCCACGGCCACCCAGAAACCGATCCTCCACGCAATACGTCATCGTGGCGCGGTAGTCAGGGTAATGCTCAATCTCAAAATCAATGGCCCGCTCAATGAGCTGCGAGGCTACGCGGCCCACGGGGTCGTTGTCGCCAAAGCGGCGGCTGATGTCAGCCTTCGGCAGTTTGGCGTAGACGGCAGGCTTCAGCGTCTGCACGTTTGACCAAAGGATGTTGAACTTGGCCGATTCGGTCAGCGTCTGGCCCCGCGTGTCGTCGCGGTAACGCTTAATGATCTTTTTAGTTCGCGCCTGCCACTTCGCAAACTCGCTTTCGTACTGGCCGATGACTCGGAGGTACTTGTTGAGTTCAGGCTGCGTCATTACGTCCATCAGTCTTTCCCCTTGTTGCGGGCGCTGATCGCCTTCGCCTTGGACTTTGCTTCTGCCTTACTGCTTGCGCCCCATGCCTTAAGGGCGAGCGCAAGGCGCGTGGGCTTACCGTCTTTCTCCATCGGCCCCGGCATATTACCCATGCGGGCAAGGAAGTTAGCGCGGCGCGGGTTGTCACCTCTTCTTCACAGGCGGCTTCAATGTGCCACCCGTCTCGGCTTTGTAGGAGGCGCGACCCTTGGCGTTTAGCCCGCCCTTGGGGTTTTTGCCCTCGCTACGCTGCCACGCGGCGCTCACTTATTCTCCTTCTTCGCGGTCTTGGCTGACTCGCGGAAAGCCTTTGCCGTTGGCGCACCCGGCGATCCCGGCTTACGCATACGCTCGCCAAGAACCAGCCTTGATGCGCTCCTGTTTTGCCAAAATGTTGGCATAAAGACCGGGCTTGCGGTTCATCGATGTAAGTGCTAAACAAGCCGACAACGCGGCAGTTGGGAGTTGCCCGAGCAGGTCGCGGTAATCGCGCCTTTGCTTGCCACTTCCAGCGGCACGACGTACACGCCAGCGGCCTGCGTCGCCGGAAAGCGTACAAGTTCGGTGCGCGTTGTCGCTAACCACGACGGTCGCTTCCGTGTTGCATGGACACGTTTACCACGACGCTGTGGATATACGCCCCTGCGGCACCGAACGTGCTGCTTGAGGTGGCGGCCACGGCGACGTAGTTATAGCGGGTAGGTGCATTCGTACTCTCATATCCTCGCCCTCCTGCTCACCGTGCGGTCGTGTACCTGCCACATATCGTTGAGCGTTACTGTGTTCTCGGGGCCGACCATCAAGCGGTTTAGGCTCAAGGGCCGGGGTCTTGTCAGCGATCATCTTGCCATGATACGGCCATCATGCGAAAGGCATCCGCTGGGTGGCTTAGTCCAGTCGTGACGCGGTGACTGGCGGTAAGCGCTTTGTCCTCGTCATGACTCACGTTGGTATTGGCGCAGCGCCTCTATCCCTTCAGCGGCAACGCTCTCCGTCAAACCACACGCGAGGTAGCGTCATGCGAACGGCTTGAATGCCGCTTTGCACGCCGATGTCAGGAACGACAGCGAGCTTGGCAACATCCAGATGCACCGCGAGTTGCTCCACGATGCTGTTGCCGGTTTGTAACGACTTTGCCCGGGCATCGTGTGGGAGGTAGTGTTTGGTGTAGCGTATAGCCTTTGCTCAGCACCACATCGGCAATGTCGTGGATGTCTGCGCCCGAAACGGCATAGAAGTCAATGACCCGGATTTCGCCGCGACCGATCTGAGTAAAACCATACCGCTGTGTCGTCTCGGTAACCTAAATCCCATGCGGTATAGGTCGGCAGGTTCGGATCGTACGGCACATGGCAGATACGCCCTTGGTCCTGCGCCTCGCGCATTTCCTTGCCGTAAAAGCGCTGAGGATTGCGGCCTCAAACGAGGTCTCGTACTCCTGCAAGTATTGATCCTCGGCCAATTGCGCCTGTGCGGCGGCTGAGTTCGCCGCTAGGGAGTAAGCCCGCTGGATGAGGCTGGTAGGCGCAGCAGGAACCATTCTTGAGGCAACGCGTTGAGCAGTCTCGTAAATTTCCCGAAACTGGTTTTTGCCCTTATGGCGTACCACCAAACACGGCCCAGCCTTGTTTGTCCGAAAGGGCGGGACGTATGACGTTCCCGAACACGTCGGTCGGAAGTCTCCGTATTCATCCATGTACACGCCCGCAGAAACCGAGGCCGCGCATGAGTCCGCATTGTCAGCGCCGTAGAGGCGTATCTGACTGCCGTTAATCAGCGTAATTGTCAGTTCTTGCTCGTTCTTGGATTGCGTAACGCTCTGCGCAAATTCTTGGAAGTATCGCCATGCAACTGCTTTGGCTTGACTACGGTAGGGGGCGATCATAGGCAAACAGTCCCCGATCCCCTTGGTAGGTGATGGCGGCTCGGATGATGTCGTTGACGGCGGCGACAGTTTTGCCTGCGCGACGATGCGCGACAAGGCAGGCCCAGCGTTGCGTCCTGTCGTGAAACGGCATGAACGCCTTGCGTGGGCGGTAGGGGATGATTACTCGGGAGCCATCCAACTCACTTGCACCTTGATCTTGTCGCCGTTCTGCCCCGTCAGCTCATGGCGGGCGAGTTTCGGCACATGGTACTCAATGACATCCATCATGCAGCGCCATGCGGCTTCTGCGCCTTTTGTCTCGTAGATTTCGTCCAGCCAGATGTTAAGGCGATGGGCGTTGCCGTCTACCAGACGGGCAATGGCCTCTCTCGCCTCTGCGGTTGCCTTGTTGGGCGATCCTTTAGGTCTTGGCATAGGGCTTATTTATGCACAAATGAAACAATAATTAAAGTGTCGTCGTTTACAAGTTTTTTTCGCGTCGTTTTTCTCGCGGCGCTCTTGCTCCATTAGCGCGGCAGCCAATACGGTTGGGCCAGCCACCCCAGCAAGCAGGTCAGGCGATGTGATTTTGGCGGGATCAAACGCAGCAAAGCGTGAACGCATCCGAGAGGGATCGGTAATTAGCGTATATATCGGTCAATCTCGTTGTATGACTTTTGGCCGGGGTCATAAGTTATGGCGCATCACAACGCCGGGGCGTTTTTCTCTTGCGCCGCCTTAATCAATTCGTTGTAACTTTCATCACGATACCGAGCGCCACCAAAGTCTTTACGTTCATGCCTTCGGTTCGTAGCAACAGCGGCATGACGTTTGCTCCAGAAGGAGCGCCAAGGCTGTAATAGTCGGCATCGGCCGCCCTGACCTTCCCGAAAGCCTCATTTAATTCTTTAGCGCAGCCGGGTCTTTTTTGCAATTCCGGCAAATTTTCCCATCCACCTTCATACGTGGCTCGGTATAGCTTTGCTAACGCAAGGTCTTTTGCCTCTATGCGTTTTACGATAGCACGGTATTCATCCACGGTATCCCACAGCATTCTTTACCGCCTGCGGCTTCTTCAAACCGCCGATACAGTTCACCTTTCGGGGATTGCGTGTGCCGGCACTCGGCTCGCTGGGCGCGGTTGTACGCGCCCTCACGAACGGCACGACGCGCTGCCATTGCAGATTCTTCTTTTGAAATCACCAACATCTGGGCGATTACTATAAAAATCTTGTTGAACGCCGTATTTGTCTAACGCTTTGCTAAATTCTTGTTCTGCGGCAAAACGCGAGTCTGAAATTACATCCCCTGCAACTTATTTTGCTCGCTTACCAATCCTTCTAGTTTCAAAGTCAATTCTTCAACTTTATTCCAGTCCCGCGCTTGTTCAGCAGCAGCAAGTTCGCGCTGAATCGCGTTAAATTCTCGCCCTTCACCAAGCAACGAATATCCAACAGCTACCTGCGGCTCTGATGCGGCAAAATCAGCGCGTCTGGCTGACGGCGCACCTGTTACGAACTCGGCATTGTTTTTCAAAGTTGCGAACATTACCTGTCGTGCCGTGATACGCAGGGGTTATAAACCCCATTGCCTCCGCTCGCTCCATCGGCGTGTTGTCTGGTCGCAACCCTAAACCCCCTTCGCTGACCGGCTTGGCGGCATTGCGTTGAGCTGTTAGCAATGCTTCAGCGCGTTCAGCAGCAATGTCCACGCCTTTTCGGGCTTTGCTGGCAACTTTTGCCACACCACCGACTACAGGCACGGCAGCCAGCGTTGCTAATCCCATGCCCAACGGATCGCCTTCGGCGGGCGCGTTCAAAGTCACGGGCGGCTTGCGGGTACTGGAGGGGCGTAACCCTGCGGCGGCAATGTCTACGGCTACGTCAGCCGCGTCAGCGTCTTGCGGTTGCTCAAGACTCGTTAAACGCTTATATCTGCGGCGCAGGTCAGCTCTTTTCCTGCAAATACTTCCAGCGCAGCGGCTACGTTTTCGCTATGGCGCATCGCCATTTACTTAAACCGCTCCAGCTTGTACGACAGGGCAGCGACCTCGCCCACGATCTCTGTCAATAACGTTCTGCAAGTCGGTGTCTTTCGGCAGGTCTTTGCGGATGCCCGCACCGAACGTCAGCAGGCTCTCGGCGTGTGCCACCGCATCCTTTTTTGCACCTTGAACCCATCGGGGTAATCGTCCAGCGGGATGATGCCGTAGTGACCCTGATAACTTTCGGCGTACTTGTCGGCCAATTCCACGATGTTTTCGTAGTAGTGACCCAACGCCTTTATGAGCAGCGTACGACGCTGTTTGTAGATGAAGGTAATGGGTCGCGGTGCTGCTATGCAGCAACACACCTACAAACTCTGCTGCGTCTTTATGCGACATGGAACCTCCGCATTGCGAGGGTAAATCGGGGCTATTGACTCGTCAGCAACCGCACGACGTTGTGCGGGACGACCATTGCCAACGTGGATTCATCGGGCAGCCCGTGCTTTTCCAACAGTTCTTTTTCGGCGGGGGTACACCAGCATTGCCCCCTCGTAACTGGAACATTTGCGCGTTGGCGACACCCTCTTTTCCACGCCCTCAAAGTCATCCAGCACCAGCAACTCGTGCTGCCGTGGGCAATCTCTGCTAATAGCCGAACGTCTTCTTCGGGTCAGCCCGCCATCCAGAAATATCAGATCGGCCTTGACCTTGTTTTTCAGCATATCCTCGAACATCTCGGTGCTGCTCTTTCATCGGATACTGGTTAACCTTGAACGGCAGCTTGATGTCGTTGCTGTAGTCGCAGGTGTAAACCGTCGCCCCGTGCCAGAAACGAGCGCGAGCGTGGACTTGCCGATGTAGGTGCCAACCTCTGCTACGACCTTCGGCTTAAACGCCTGCACAAACGCTGTAAAGACACCAGAACGCGGCAAGACCGGATGCCGCCTGTCGGCGCTCTGTGCGGTCGCGCGGCGCGTCCAGCATATTGAGCTGGATCTACTCCACGGGATTTTCGGCTGGCTTACCGTGTTTTCCAGCAGCGTTTCCCCAAATGATGCGGCTCGTTCTTTTGCGATTTAAGCTAATCATGCTAATTTCTCCCTATGTCACACCTTCGTCTTTTTCCAGCGTTGGCACCGATCTTTCCATGCCAACGGCTATGGTGGCGTCGCTTTAAAAGCACAATCCCGGCGCTGAAATCATCCAAGTCGCCGACAATGCCACGCCAACCGTTCCCGGCGTCACATGGTCGCACCCGACGATGGGCGACCCCGGCGCACCTGATGCTCTGGCGTACCTCGGCCTTTGCCGATCTGCGCCTTGACCAGCCTGCGCTTTACATGGACACCTGATATGCTGGTGCAGCGCCCATCATCCACCCCTGAGCTGCTCTGGGCGGTGCGCTGATCTGCAGTCTGCCGACGCTCGTTCCCATGCGCGAGGCGATCTTCAACGTCCACCAGCGCGGGCAAGACTATTCCGAATACGCCGGTAAAACGCTGGATGAGGTCTACCCCTACCTTGGCTGTGCGACCATCACCCCCGATGCCGAGGTGTGGATCAAGCTCGCGGAGCGTTACATGCCGCCCTGCCTCTGGCGTAAGTTCAAGGCGTGGTACGGCGATCAGGAGGTTTTGCGTGATTACGTCAACGGCCTTCTCCCGCTTTTCGTCAAAAAGCTGGACGAGTACCGTTATGCTTGTTTGCCTGAGCATTTTGCCGAGTTTCCCTCGCCCGTTATTGCTCATTACAAGGGTAAGCGCAAAAGCACAGATGTTTACCGACGCTGCTCTGGCTTGATGGCATCTGTCGTATAACGCCCAGAGGTCGCGTATGGCAGCCTCTGCGTCACGGGCGACGTAATACTTTCGCCCCCGCCGTCAAAGACGTTCTTAAAGGCTTCCTGCGCCTCCCGGAGCCGTCCTTTCGGCATTTTTGATCTCTACCCAGCACACCCACGACTTCCCGTCTGGAAGCGCCCGGGTCACCAGGTTTATCGGGGATGCCCGGCCCTGCCTTGCCAAAGTCGGTGACCGTGAAGCTCTGCTTTGCGTAAGGCGTCCGTAATCAGGGGCGTCGTTACCGTCACGGCGCAGGGCGTGTCTCATCGAAGCTTAAACACCCACATCTGCCGGTAATACCGCATCTCGGTGTACGCCCCAACGCCTGCGTCAATTTCTGCGGGCAATGGCATCCCCACAGGGTTTTCATCAGCTCGGTCGCTCTTCAGGTTCTTGCTGAAATGCTTGCCAGTATCGGTCCCGGCAACCGGTCGTTAGGCATAGTACAGGCCATGTCCTCAACGACGTGTGCCGCCGGGTTTGACCCATTTCCAGCAATGCACAAAGTTACCCAGCACATCCCCGGCAATATGGGCCGCCGTCATCCACCACAAGATCAAATCCCTTCTCGGTTGATTCCTGTCGCGGGTCGCTAATCGTGATCGTGACGTTGCGCAAGTCTTTGCAGAGGTTTGCGCACTCTGGCTGTATGTCAAAACCCCCTCAATCGTTGCAGCCGGCAAATAGTTCGCCCACATCCGCAAAACTGGCCCCACATGCCACGCCAATCTCGGCAAGGCGTAACGGATGGGTTTTGCGGTGCGTGACGCCTAATTCACGCAGGATTTGTTCGTAAATGTGCGTGTAATTGTGCTTTATCGTGCCTTTTATCCGGTCCGTACAAGCCGGCAAGGCCGTGGTGAGCGAGATTTCGGTAAGGTCAACTTCACCCGTTTGCGGCGTGTATTCCTCTGGCGTGACCGTATCAAGCGTAACGTCTGACGCCTCCTTCAAGTTCCTTGCTTCGTTGATCGCTCTGCTCCAGCCATATTTGCCACCACATATTCTGTTACTCGGATAACCATTCAACGGGGGAATTCCGCACGATCTCTCAACCTCTCTACAGCCCTTTCGCCCAAAAAGCTGACGCACTAGGCCCACGGCATCAGGGTCTGACAATACTGCCTTCTGCTCCAGCCTCTCTGACGAGCTGTGCCACACGTTCCCTATCAATCTCCTGCTCCAGCGGCTAACCGAGCGTCAAGGTATCGCAGACGGTTTAACGGTGACTCCCTGACCAACTCATCCCACATGATTCTTGCTGATTGCCCTATGTCTTCTCTGGGCTGACTGGGCTTACTCGGGGTATAAAGTTTCATCTCCCATGCTTAAAAACCCTGATGACTGATGGTGAATCCGCACGGTTGAGACGGAGTTACAGCCTCACCCTGGATCGTGCGGAATTGATGACTGACGGAGCCATCCGCTGTCGGCTACTTCTTCACCGGATTGCTCCGGCTGCCTGACGGCTGCCTCGACGATACGCCGCGCACCTACAGGCTGGCCGCCCCGGTGTAGGTTTTTAAGGTAACTTGCGCGTGGTTTCCCGAACAGTACCCGAGAGGTTCGGCGTGGTGGGGTGGTTGACAAGACTAGAACAGTCCAATACAGTCCGTCATCACGTCTTAACTCGCACCTGAAGCGTAATGGCCAGCCCCCGGCCGCGTCAAGGCCCACCGATAAAGGCTTGGTGGGCTTTGTCAGTTTCTGGCCTCCGTATAAGCGCATTAGCGGCTCTTTGGGGGCTTTACCAGCCCCGGCAAATGGCTGCGGTCGGCCTCAACTCTGCTCTCCCGTGACAGCCTTCTATATCGTGCTGCCGTGCGCGTGGAATACCGCGCTTTTTCCAATGGGAAACGTGCTGCGGGAATACCCCTAAAGCCTTGCATAAAGCGGTTGTTGAGCCGAAATGGGCCATGACTTGTGTTGACGTCCATAAGGTGGACTAGTAGCCCTGTTGGCTACTGGGCTTACAACCTTGTTTAAAAAACTTGTTGACAGGGGTATTGGAACTGGTCAGGGATACACACACGGTCACTAACGACCGGCTACCACAGACAGGAGCGCAACGACATGACTTTAACGGCGCTTAGAAACCACATCCTCACCGCCCTGCGTAACGAAGCAGAAGGCTTGAACGACAACGGCTGGGGAGTCGGTTCCTATTTACGACAACGCTCGCCCAGACGATCTTTCTTGCCCATCAATTTGCCGCAATGACCGGCAACCTAGAAAAAAGGTTTGTACCGCCTCGCTAGGCGATTTAGATTTTTTCGGTCTAGTTTTATGTCGGGGAGGCGGCGTAAGCGCCCCTCACACAGGATAACAAATGCTAACCACACAGATCATTCTTTGCGGTGTCGCCTTTGAGGCCGAGGTGGAATACACCGTATCGGCTTGGCGATGGATGATACGGGCCTTGCGCCCATGATGATCCTCAACAACGCATCTGTTTAAGACATCCGAGGGCATTAATACGTTCCGCGCAGAAAGGCGATTACGTTTATTTGAACGTCAAGTCTGACCTTAACTACCTAACGCTAGAAGAACAGCAGACGTTATAAGAAGCCGCCTCCGCTGGTCACACCATCAGGACTGGTGCCGAGGCGTGGATCGCAACCACATTGGAGAGCGAGCGAATAAGCGCCCCTCACTTTGGCCGGTAATCCTCATCATCATCGCCGTGATCGCTTGCCGCTCTGGTAGAGCCTTGCGACGGTCACTCATGCGATGCGGAGGTGACGTATGGAACCCGATGATTGGACTCGGTGGCAACCTAGCAAGACTTGAAATGCAGGAACGCGAGGAGCAGGAGCGCATTGATGCCTGCAACCGCGCATTGGCAGAACTGAAGAGAACAACGATGAAGGTGTGGCGAAAAGATCGCCGCGATTACCGCTGAGTTAGAGCGGTGGCGCTGGTATCAGCAAAGACAGCAAGAACCAGTCACAGGGCTATAAGTTTCTGTGGCATTGACCAAGCGTACGGGGCGCTGCCCCTCCTGCCAAGCTAATGTGGCTCTTTGCATCCCGCCCCGCGTGACGGCACGCGAGGCGTCGTGGAACGTCAGAACCGTCAAGTGCACGGCGCTGAATTCGCACGTCACGCTCACCGTTGAGTTTGATTTCGTCGCCGCCGCAGGATGGCGGTAGTAAACATACGGTCGTTAAGCGATTGCGGTGAGGCAATGGACCTCGGGCGACAAGGCGTCAGCAACAAGGCGATGTTCTAGCTGCTTACAAGTACGCCGCTTTCCAAGCGTTCTGTATCCCGACCGAGGGCGACTAACGACGCTGGATGCGACAACGCATTGAGGTGGCCGCGCCGGATCCTGCGGTGCTGGCACAGATCGCTGCGTGCGATAGCAAAAAGGCGCTGCGGGCATTGCTTGACGAACCGCCTGTCCCTGCGCGTGAGCTGCATATGGATGCGTTTATGGCTCGCAGCAAGGAGGTCGCAGGACTACCGATGATTTGATTCCTCTTTTGTAGAGAAAGCTGGTATCAGTCATGAGGTGTGGTTTGAACATTATCGTTCTAACGAAGGCTTCGCTTGCCTTCGTTGCCGCTGTTGAAGGCGCGAGGCGCGTGCGAAGGTGTGTGGATCGATGAACAGTTTGAACCAACAGCAAAGATGTATCAGGCAAGAATGGTCTGCAGCATTTTGATGCAGGGTGTCGCGTCATCTGCGCTGAAATGATTAGGGCGAGGGGTAGGCAACGGAACAGCGCATCGACCGAATGGCACACCGCTAGGCTTGGTAAGGCTACAACGCACTCCCGCGTGGCCGATGTCGCTGCGTAGACCGAAACAGGTTACGGCGCGTCACGGGCAAACCTAATGGCCGACCTCATCGTGGAGCGCCCGACAGACAACCCGCCAGCACGTTCAGCAATGCGGCAATGGAATGGGGTACGGAGCAGGAGCCGCACGCCAGGAGCCGCCTACAGCGCCCTGCACGGGCGAGTTGGTGAGAGGAGGTGGGGTTCATAGACCACCCGCGCATTGCGAACTCTGGCGCGTCCCCCGACGGCCTCGTGAACGATGACGGGCTGGTGGAGTCTGGGCGCGTCCCGCGACCGCGACCCACCTAGATACGTTGTTAGTGCAGGCGGTGCCGACAAAATACATCCCACAGATGAAGGCAGATGGCCTGTTCAGCTGCAAATGGTGCGATTTAGTGCCGCTGACCCGCGCCTGCCCGAACACCTACGGATGTTTGTGAAGCGCGTGGAGCGTGACGATGACTACATCAAGGTGCTAGAGGGCGAGGTGACCGTGTTCCTTGCCGAGTTGGAAGAAAAGTTAAGCAAATTGCAGAGTTGAACCGTGGCTAATTATCAGTAGACCTTTGATCCAAATATGCGTGGCGTTGTTTAAGAACGATAAGCAGGGCAAATTATAGAAACGATTACCGTGGATCGTGTTATCACCAATGTGGATATGGAACGTATCTGGGTGGATACAGACAAGTAAAAAGACGGGCGAGCAAGTTTATGTCGCTAAAGTTTGAGTCCAAAGTGTGAGGGTCGTTTGTCGCGCACCAATGAACCCCAGCGGACGCCTGACAAGTCGTCGCCACAACAGCAATTGACTGAGGATAACTGGGACGATGATTCATTCGTTTTAGTGGAACATTGCATTTGTGAAGCGCATTTTTCCAATAGGTACATCACCAGAACAAGTTGCTACGGCGGTGCTGCGAATGTTGCAGCACTTGCCGTCCAATCAAAACCGTTATCGGTAACCTAGAGTCAGGGAAAAAGCCGCGCACCAACCAGCAGAACGCATACCTTTGGGGTTGCTCATCCCGCGATCCTAGAGGGCGGCGGTGAGGCGCTTAAAGGTTGGTCAAGGGATGATATTCACGAGTATATGTGGGGAATATGGAGGCTGGGAGGTGTTGGAGGGTTTTGGCCAGGGGCGGATGCGCCCGGTCATGCGATCTTCAACAATGACCAAGCAACAGTTCAGCGATTACCCAGATTCGGCTTGGCGCAAAAATGCGCAAACATGGGAATCAATGATCTTGTTTTACCATGAAACCCTTGATATTGCAATACAACGTGGCAACAAGCCTGCCGATGAACAATTTGTTGCGCACGTACAACAGTAAACCGCAACACGTTACATCCAGACGAAAGATGCGCCCGCAAAAATTGACGCAATCCTAACTAAAGACAACATAATTATTGGCCTTGCAGAAACGAAGTGCCGATACAATTTGTCTTTAGAACAATTAAGAACGAAGTTTAACGACGAATGGTTAATTACTTCTGAAAAAGTTGAATCTGGAATGAAACTTGTATACCTTGTGTTCCGCTCATTGCTTCTTTGTTTTTAGTAGATGATGACGTGTTGCTTGTGCAAACTACTACCGCGAAAAAACGGAAAGAAATCATCGAAACACAACGCACAATCAACGGCGGGATAGCGCGACGAGAAATATGTTTGTAACGATGAAAGATGCATGGGTGCATCGTGACATCAAACGGACTGGCAATTTACGCAAAGAGGCCAAAGGCCGTGGCTGCATGGTGCGCGCTTCCGCGGCATCTGTAACTTCGACTCAGAAACGGTTGTGCTTGGGCATCTGCGCGTGGCAGGGGTTAGCGGCATGGGCTACAAAGGCACCCGATGCCTTGGGGGCTTGGTGCTGTTTCAGGCTGCCGTCGACGGAAGTGATGGCAGTACGTATAACAGCGGCAACGACCCGTGACGAGTTACAGTTGTGGCGCATTTTGAGGCATGCTGCCTGCAATCCATCCATGCAGCTGCACAAGCAGGGCTGATATGAATCTTGGTGCTGACACGCCCTACATCACCGCCTACGTCCGCAACGAGGTTCTCGCACGACCAGCAGAAAGGGCATGGCGAACACACGCTCTGCACGGTCTTTGGCTTTCGCGCTGAACCCATGCGAGCGCCGATGTTCCAAATCATGCTGGAGGGCAGGCGCACAATGGGCGCAGTATCCCGATCCACGCGCTAACCGTAGCACGCCCGTGTCCCGCCGATGGACGTTACAAGCTCTGTCTGCATGGTGGGACAGCTTCTCAGCCGCAACTGTCAGGCTCTAAGGAGGTGGCGTTCCTGCGTAACCGCCTGCGTCAAGGCCATAGGCCGCGACGGGGCGCAGCGGCCGGGGACGTACCTGATGACGGTATTCTGGCGCGACGGCGGGTGGAGCGAGGTGCCTGACCAGAGCAAGGATCACCACCTGATTGCGCTGGACACGGGCCGGTGGACTGCCTACCCGAACAATCGGCTGTTGTGGTCTGACCCGTCGTGGATCAGCGGGGAGGTGCCGCGAGGACTGGCAAAGCTCCGTCAGCTTCTTACTGCGCCAGCGGCAGGGCGGCCATGAAACGGCATTTATAAGAGGCTTTACGGCGGCTTTGGGAGGTAGATTGGCGTCATGTACCGCCTCTGTCCGGGCGGCTAAACGCGGGTCGGGCGGGTCTACTGGGTGGACACGGCAGATAAAGACAAGCCCGCCGGGGTCATGTGGGCAACGGGAGATTGGCGCGGATGCCGTAAGGCGCTACAGCGCAGGAGGTCAACGGGCTTGGAGCTGGCGTTAGTCGGCGTTACGCGACTAGACTGGGCTATGGGTTAGAGTGCGCCGCGTGTTGGCGCTAGAAATCGTGACGCTGCGAGACGGAGCGGAAGTAAACAACGCGCGTTCGTCGTTGACGGCGTTTAACGAGGCCCGGGCAGTGCCAACCTTGCGCTGCCGCCTTTGTCCACATCGAGGAAGGCGTCAGCAGCGCCCTCTATGTCCCCTCGGTTATAGTCGCATACGGATGCCGCTGGCGCTGAAGGTTCCCAAGGCCGACGTTAAAGGCAAAGCTCACCAAAGCGTCAAATTGGCCTTGATGACCAAGAGCAGCAGGGCAAAGTCGGGCCACGCCGCGCTCAAACCGCGCAAGGTCTTGAGACAGGATAGCGTCCACCTCTCCCATCGTGAGGCTGGCGATCCCAGCCATCGGGTATCGGTAGGCTTTTCCGATCCTCATATTTCACCGCCGCGTGTGAGGGGTCTATAACGTGACCGACCCCGACCGTCCATAGCAGGGCCGGACACCGATAAGGCCGCGTCCTTACGCCCTCGTGATGCTTGATCATCGCCTTGATGGCGGTCTGACACCTTCATTTTTTCTGGAAGGCTTGCGTCCCGAACCAGAAGGCAATGATGCTGGAGAGGATCAGCATTTCGTCATCGCTGAATACGTTTTCCATTGCAATCGCAAACGGAATGCCCGTCGTGTAGGCGTACCACACGCCTGCCACGTTCAGCGCGACCAGTTCCAGCACAAAGATGTACGTCACCACCGGGCGCACCGAGGCACGCAGGTTGATCATCCATTGGGACGCGCCTTTGCCGATCTCAATGTCGTGCTGGTAAAGCGCCTGGCGTTCTTCGGCAGCGGTCTGCGTCTGGACTTGCTCTAGCTTAATTTCTTCTATCCGCGCCTGTGCGATAAAGCCACGTTCAGCGAGGGCGAGTTCGCGTTCCTTCTGCGCGGCAACAAGGGCTAGTTCGTGCTTCTTGTCCTGCCGGTCTTGGAAGATGGTCAGAATCTTCGGGCAAGCCGCCTGCAAGGAATGACAGGAACGTGCTAACTAGCGTCATCATTTAGAAGCCCTCACCACATCATCGCCTTTGGTGACGGTGACATGATCGCCTTCTACGTCCACCCGCATCGGCTGTTCTTTGCGATCCAGTTTGTCCAGTTTGGCGATCAATTCCTTAATCACTTCAAACTCGGGCTTTTCTTCCTTCTCTACGGTGCCAGCGATAGACGCCAACATGGAGATAAGGGCGGTCAGCGAGGCACCAAGCAGTCCCATTACCGCAGCAATCTTGTCGCTATCCAGCGCAAGGCTAGACAGCACGCCGATTACCACAATGGCGGTGATGTACTTAAGGCCGTCTTTGCCGATAGCCTTGCCTGCGACATCTTTGGCGCTGCTGTTGGCTTCAAGGCGCTGTAACTCGGCCTTGATCTGCACCTTGAGCAGCTCAATGTCCTCGCTCATTTCATCGCGTCCATCAGCATCACGGCCATGCTACCGAGTGCGGTCAGCAAAATGATGATGATGGCCCCGCCTACCTTCAGCGACTAGCCCTTCCAGCCGCTTTAGACGAGCGTGGATGGCCTCGTACCGTACCGCGCAAACGTCAATGTGGCTGGTAACCGTGACCTCCAGCTCTTGAACTGTCGTCACGGCCTACCCTCAACTTCAACCCACGACTGTGCGGCCTCGTCCCAACTATACATCTTCCCGTCGGTCGGCATTGCTACCGGAGCCTGCCAGTTGCAGTCCGCATCTAGCGACCATGATGGATACGGCTGCGGCGGGATAAAGGCATCGCGGGCGGCATCGTAGGTGTAGCCGATCCCGGCGTAGTGCTTGCGGATGTTGCCGTTGTAGCTCGTCTGCACCCAGTTGCCGCCGAGCAGCCGCTGGCAGAACGCTACGCCGATGGCCTCGCTCTCGTTGCCGTCAACGTCAGCGGTGTCCTTGTTGGCGACAACGATTACACGCTTAACAACATTGTTTTCATCCAATTCTGCGTAGTGAGCCACTTTGGTTACTCCTTCAAATGCAAAGCGGTGAGACTTTCTTCCTCACCGACATAACCTACCGGAAAAGTGTTAAACGATAGCGAGACCCGCTCCTGCTGCACGGATTCCACCATGTGCGTCAAGTGCGAGGGAAAATCATCAGGTCGCCCGCACCGACCTCAAACCACCACGACTCTGAGTTGTGCAGGTTCCAGTTGTTCGTCGGCAGGCTGATCTGCTTGTAGCCGTCGCGGTAGAAGTAAATCTTGTCGCGCTCCCGTGCAGCCTTCATGTAAAGGACGCCCGAGATAAACGAGTTCGGGTGTGCGTGCTTGTGGTGCCATTCACCGGGCTTGCAGTAATTCAGCCACGACTGCGTGATGCGTAGGCCGACCTCGTTCTTCGGCGCGTAAATGGAGCGCAGGTACTCGCCCTACGCTTGCCTCTACGAACTCCTTGAGGCTTGCCATCGTGTCGTGGCGCAACACATAGCGGTCGTTGCTCGTCGTGTTGCCTTGGTTCTTGTGCGTCTCTTGCGAGTCCACAAAGGCGCTTTCCTCGGCGGTGTATTCACGACCGAGTTCAAACTTGGCAACCGCTGTCGGGAATATGGAATACAGGTTCACGCGACCGCCTTTTCAATCTGGCTGACGTATTCCTCAAACGCCTTTGCCTGCTCGGGCAACAGAATCGTTGGCACCGCGTCCTCAAGTTCTTTGATCTTCTCAATCGTGAACATGATCTCGTCCCACGACGGTTTCGGTCGCGGGTCTTCCCAGCGGGTGATCTCGCGGTTGCTGATCTCCCACTTCGCGCCGGGACGCAGCAAGTGCATCGCCGTATCAATGCCCATTAGTTGATATGTCTTCATGTGAAGTTGACCTTGAGAATTACGATGCCGGAGCCGCCGGAGCCACCTGTTGCAGCGCCGCCGCCAGCCGCTAAACCGCCTGTACCGCCGCCTCCACCGCCTGTGTTAGCTGTGCCTGCATCAGCATTGGTGTTATTGCCTTTCCCGTTACCGCCGCCGCCTGTACCGCCAGTTCCGGCTGTGTTTCCGTTGTAGCCTCCTCCACCGCCGCCGCCAGCATACGTTACGCTGCTGCCAGAAATGGATGATGCTGTACCGTTGCCGCCATTGCCCCCGGAATTTCCAGAAGCATTGGAGCCAGTCGCGCTTGCACCGCCGCCGCCGCCACCGCCTTCGGTTAGCGCCTGAGCCTCCGTTTGATCCTTGAGAAGGCGATGTGGAAGGCGTATTGCCAGTTCCACCCGCGCCACTATTTGAACCGCCACCACCAGAGCCGCCGGAACCGCCACCAACACCGCCGCCAGCCGCACCTAAACCGCCGCCTGTGCTGGTAATAGTGCTGAATACGGAATCCGGAACCTTTTGCACCGGGGTCACCAAAGCCCGCGCTGCTGCCACCTGCACCACCTGCTCCAACGGTAATCGTGTATTCGCTTCCTGCGGTTACGGCCAATGCCGTACCGGTACGCATACCGCCTGCGCCACCAGCGCCTCTGCCGCCTGCGGTGGTATTTGCTCCGCCACCGCCGCCACCCCCGCAACAACAGAGGTAATCCACGCTGACCGCACCCGCAGGTGCAGTCCACTTCTGCGAGGACTTGAAGGTGAAGATCGTGGCAGAGCCGATGTTGTATTTCAGGATGACGATGCCGGAGCCGCCTGCGCCGCCAGTGCCGCGCACGGTTGCCGCAGAATTTGTTGATCCACCGCCACCACCGCCTCCGGTGTTGACAGTTCCTGACGATGCATTAGCCGAACCGCCACGCCGTTGCCAGCCGTCTGAACCGCCTGCGCCGCCATCGCCACCAGTGCCGCCGATTGCCGACAGTTCCGCGCAGCATAAGTTCCGCCACCGCCGCCACCAGCGTAAGTTACGCTACCGCCAGAAATGCTAGACGCTAGTGCCATTGCCGCCGTTGCCGCCTGCGGTTGTTGGTGCCGTTTGAACCAGTTGCGCTAGCGCCACCGCCACCAGCGGCACCATAGTTAGGGCTACCAACGCCGCTATTTCCGCCGTTGTTGCCCTGCGACGGTGATGTGCATGGCGTATTGCCAGCGCCTCCGGTTGCTGCGACATGGCGCCGCCTGCACCACCTCCAGAACCTCCAGAACCCGCTGCTGAGGCCTTCAGCGTTTGAACCGCCGCCACCGCCATGCTGAAGTGATGGTGCTAAATACGGAATTAGCTCCCAGTACCGCCTGCATTGGTAAGTGCCCGGGCCGGTGCCACCTGTACCGCCACCGCCAACGGTGATCGTGTAGTCAGTTCCGGCCGTTACGCTAAAACCTGTGCCGGTGCGGAACCCACCGGCTCCACCACCAGCGCCACGATCCAATCCACCACCACCGCCACCCGCGACCACAAGGTACTCAACCTCGGTGACGCCAGCTCGGGCGCAGTCCATGTGCCGCTTGGGGTGAACGTGGCGACGACATAGTTCGGCGCTGCGCTCACAACGCTGCCTAGCAGCATTTGCATAATGCCGCTCATGGCTTAACTCACGTTGCCGCTGATACGACGCAGACCGTTCCCGAGATAAACAATATCGTTGCCACACCTCTCGTCGCCAGTAAGCGTGTCGCCTTGTCGGTGTTCGTGCCAGCAATGTAGGCAGTCGTAATGCTCATCGTCAGCGTTACGTTACCCGAGGTGTTGTTGAAAATGTCTCACCACATCGCCTGCCGCGAACGTGCTGTTTGGCACCGTGATGGAACCCGACGTACCGACGCCGACAAACTTGCCGGCGTCCGTCGTGGCAAAGCGAGTAGCTCGTCGTTTTGTCCGATCCTGACTGCGGGATGTTGCGATAGCCGACGTTGTTCGTGCCGTCAGCCGTGCAGTTAGAGAGGTTGCCCGAGGTCGGGGTGCCGAGGACTGGAGTTGTCAGCGAGGGGCTAGTAGATAGCACGACACTACCCGTGCCGGTGCTAGTCGTAACACCTGTGCCGCCGTTTGCCACCGCCAACGTGCCAGTAACACCCGTAGACAGGTTTACCGTGCCAAGCGTCTGTTTTGAGCGATCCGTTGGTGTCATACGCGCCATCTGGCGTCCAAGTATCACCCACCGCGAGCGTGACCTTGGCGATGTTGCGAAGCGTGCTATTGGCGTTAAAAGACACCGTAATCGTGACGGCTGCGGTGTCTTTGTTGTAAATCGTGATGTTTTTAACAACGCGCCGCGTGGAGGATGCAGGCGCTGCCACCAAGGGTGACGCTGCTGGTGCCGTTTAGCGCACCATCGGTTGACCCTTCCGTAAAGGCAGAGCCGGTATCGTCAGCCCATGCCGCCGTAAAGTCAGGGTTCGTGGTCGCCGCCGCGCCCGACATGGCGACGACGATGCTTTCAGTTGTTGCGTCAAGTACAAAAATGCCCATGTCAGTCACCTCAAGAGATAAACCAAGCGAAGGCATTACTGCCGCGCACCGCCACCGCCGCCAGATTGGGCGACCCATGACAAGGTGCCTGCGCCGTTGGTTTGCAAGCACATAGCCATTTACTCCGTCCGCTGAAGGCAGAGTATACGTTGTTGATCCCGCCGCGCTACCCGCCGCGAGTCCGACGTAACCCGACACCGCACCCAACAATCGCATCGCCGCCATATTGGCCGAACCGATAGACGCCTGCGTGCTAGTCAGCGTCGTAACCGTGCCGGTTGTGATTAGCGCCACAGCGGCGTTGATAGAGGCTACCGAGGCTTGGGTTGCCGTGAAGGTTTGTCACCACCGCCGTGCCTGCATTAGCCGATGCGATGGACGCGCCCGTAGCAGTCAAGCGTGGTAATTGCTGCCTACCCCGACATTGGCCGAGGCCACAGATACCGCGTTAAGGTCTAGGCGGTTGGTATTGAGCGTGCCGACGTTAGCCGATGCGATAGATGCGCCGGTTGCCGTCAAAGCCGTAATTGCTGCCGTACCGACGTTGGCCGAGGCGATGCTGGCTGCCGTGGAGGTTAGGTTAGTAATCGTTCCCGTCGTGACAGGGGCAACCGCTGCGTTAGCCGAGGCGACCGAGGCGCTGGTTGCCGTCAGATTGGTGACGATAGCCGTGCCGAGGTTGGCCGAGGTGACCGTCGCCTGTCGCACCAGGTCGGTGACATTGGCTGCTGACATTAGCCGAAGGCAGCTGATACGCCCGTCAGCGTCAGCGCGGTGATATTGGCCGTGCCGAGGTTAGCCGAGGCAATGCTGGCTCCGTTGCGGTCAAGCCCGTGATTGCTGCCGTGCCGACGTTTGCAGACGCCACCGGACGCGCCCGTAGCAGTCAGCGCTGTGACAGCACCTGCTACCGATGTTCTGGCCGAGTGCAGCTGATGCCCTGTGGCCGTAAGCGTCGTCGCAACAAGGTTGCCCGCGTTGGCTGAGGCTACGGATGCACGGTTGCGGTCAATGTGGTAATGGCTGCGGTGCCAACGTTGGCGCTAGTAACCGACGCCCTGCGGCGCAGGTCGGTGACGTTGGCAACACCAAAGTTAGCTGAGGCAACCGAAACGCCCGACAGCGACAAGTTGCCGATATTGGCTGACGCAATGGATGCGCCAGTAGCAGCAGATTGGTGACCGTGGCCGTCGTAAATAGCGCGACCGCCGCGTTAATGGACGCGACCGATGCACCCGTGGCGGTCAAGTTGGTGACGACCGCCGTTCCGACGTTTGCGGAGGCAATAGAGGCTTGTGTAGCGGTTAGCGTCGTGATGACGCCGACGCCTACGTTGGCCGAGGCAGCGAGATAACGTGTTGAGGTCGGATTTGCCGCTGACCCCAAGCGTTCCGTGAACCGATAACGCAGAGGCATGCAGATACGTTGGCCTGAAAACCTGCATTACCCGTGACCGTCAACGTGCCGTTAATCGTCGTGTTGCCGAACGAGTTGGCGGCGTTAACCATTTGAAACCGTGTGCCGTCGTACACCACGACCACGATCTCGCCCGAGTTGATGTCGCCCGCCGCAAGAGCTGACGCGCCATCTCCGGGTTTACCGCCTCGGCACCAACCCGTCAATGTTGAGCGTGACCGGCCCGGTATTAGCCCCTGCCGCCACGAGTAAAACATCTGGCCCGCTGCGTAGGCCGCGAGAACGGGCGACATCGTGCCGGTGATCGTATCCACGCCGCTCGGCGTGATGAGCGACCGCCGTGGACTGCACTTGCGAAGGTTTGCGGCGTCTGTCGCCAACGTGCCGACCGCAAGGCCCGTGATCTTGTTGCCGCCCATCGGAATGTTGGCCGTGGGCGTAGTTGTCCGACCGTCTTTCGTGATACAGGTCGTCAGACCCGTGGCAAGGTCAGCCGTTAAAGCGTTAAAAACCGTGGCCGAAATGACGGTATTGGCGACAATGGCTGCCCTGCCGAGTTGATGAGGAACGTGCCGGTGCCGTTGAAAGTCATCTGTTTTATCTCTTATTCCTGACCTGCGCCATGTACCGCCTGTCGCCAGCTGCGTCCTGAATAGCGCCTCTTGTGCGCGGCGTTGCGCGGCGGCACGACGGTCAATATGCAGCCGAATGTTGCGCAATTCGTCTTGCGCTGGCTGACCGCGCAACAGCAACAATTCTGCTAATTGCTGGCGCTGTCGTTCGGTCAGTTTTTTGCCCTTGTCTTTTGCGGCAGCCGCGGCGGCACCAGGCAACCATGTCACCTTGCAGCATCTGTGCGGCCTGCAATGCTTGTGCAAGTTTGTTCTGATCTTCCTCGCCTTTAAGTAGCGAATAAGTTTGCGATCCTTCACCTGCGCGGGCGGTTTTTTGCAGTTCTGCCTCACGCAATACCGTGGCTTGGAACTTGCGGAAATCGTTACCAAACACCAAGCGCAAACGTTTTTGCAAACCGGGCGATTTTTGCAGGTTCATTAGTCTTGCTTGACCTGCTGGGGTATCCGTTTGAGAGCGTAAGGCTTGAGCCGCGCCGAGTCGGAACGCATTTAGTTGCGCTGGCTCCATGTCGTCAGCGGTGTCAGCCAAATCCTCCACATCTTCAGACATAACTTCGCGACCTCGCTTCATCGCGGTCGCACTTGTTCTTCGCTGCCGAAATTTTCACGCGCAAGCCTGATAAATGCTGCGCCCTTGGTCGTCTTTTAACGAAACGTTGTCTAAGCTTGCTTGTTAAATCGCGGCGCAAATTGAAGTTGTAAGCACGCGGCTCTCTTGTGTGGGCCTTGCCAAATTTGTCTTTTGCGTTGTCTTCAATGTCATGCGAATTCCGTTTTAGTGTATCTAGCACGTTGAACGGAACGCGGTCGCCTGCGGCAGCAATTCAGCCAAGATTCAATCCTTCGAGGCATACGCTTCAACCCGAGGCAATTTTTCCGTTTTGCAAACGTATCGCTTGCGCGGTTTAGCAGCGTCAGCAGTTCACGTCATCAACGGTTACATCGTAATCATTGCAAGTTGCGCGTAATACGGCGCTGCCTTGGCTTTGGCTTGCTCGCTATGTTGCTTAACTGTTGCTTTCTAAACGGCACACCTTGCGCGTTTAGCAGTTCGTCTGCCATAGACGCGCCTGCGAAGCGATCCCCCGGCGCTTGTTAATGAGCGGGCGCGTTGATCTTTCAATCATGCCCTGCGTTGATCCGGGTTCATTACGCAACAGCGCGAGCTCTGCGCGAGTAGCGGAGCCTGTTGCCGCAATCAGACTTCATGGGCCAAGGCCACCGCCTCGGGGGCGCTGCAAACGCGCTGCGGCTTCGCCACCTCTGTTGGATCAGCCTCAACGCCGCTCCTTAACGCTGCATAATTCTTCTTGCATTCGCGCCTTCATCAAAGACGGGCCGGGGATGACCTTTGGTTGGCGCGCAAGCTCCGCAATGCGGTCTTGTTTGGCAAAGCGTATCCGGTGGGATGCGCGCATACGCAATCGCGCTGTAAAAGCTGCGCTAACCGCTCTCTTGGTGCTTGCAGCTCAAATTCACGGCGCAGTTTTGGCGTGGCTTTTGGGCTGCCATGCTAACGCCCTTGATGCCAAGACCCGTACACCGCCCATGCCTACGCCTGTGCCGGTGCCGATACAGAATGTCCATTGCCAAATCAGACGGCGTTTCAGCCTCACTTGCGCCCGCAGCGCCAAGTGCGCTTTGAGCAGCGACAGGGGCAATGTAGCGGCTACCGCGAGAAATAATGCCTGCGCCAAGCGGGGCGACCGAGCCGCCCATGCTTAACGGCAACGTAGCAAGACCGCCCGCCATCTCAAGGCCAAACGCAGTTTTGGGATTTGGCTTCGGCAAATGCAGCGGTGCCACCACAGATGATGTCACGCGGGGCCATGTAATCAGCGCGTGTGGGCGCAGTTTCGGTGCCGCCCATTAAATATGACTGCCCGAGCTGGCCTAGCGCCGCAGCGCCTGCACCAGTTCGTCAAGCGTGTTAAACGTAGCGCCTTGCCCAAAAGTCAACGCGCCCTGAGCCAAGGCAGGCATCTGTGCGCCCATCACGCGAGCGCTGGTCGGTGACGGGCCTAATTCTTTCCACTCTCCATTACGGAAAACGTAACGCTGCCCAGTTTTTTGTTGGTCGCTGTTTGACCTTCTTGGTATGCCATAGCGTTCTCGTTTACCGTCTCGGCTGGTCAAGTTCCGCACCCTCTGGCAAACGACTGCCATAAGACGGCGGCGCAATGACATCAGGAAATCTATCAGGCAGCCCAACAAATTCAGGCATTTTGCGAAGCCGCGCCCGAACTCTGTTGCTTTTTTGAATGTTAATACGAGCTACTTTTTCATTGATCTTTGCCAAATATTCTAGATTTTCTGCGGTTAGTTCTTTACGTACAGCAGAATCTGCAAAAACTCACGATCGCTTCCCGTAAATCCTGCACCTGAACCAAGGCCGCTAGTTGGAATTGCAGCCAGCGTTGTCTTTGCGAGTTCTGACATCAAGTTTTCGGTGATGCTGTCTGTCCCCTTACTAAAACCCATCGTTTCCAAGCCTCTTTCAAAGGCTAACCGGTAGATGCACCGCTGCCGGTAATGGGTTTTGCTTTAACAAATCACGAATCCGATACGACGTTTCAATTTGTGAAAGTGCTTGATCGCCTGCGCATAAATGCGCAGAATCTTGTTTTGCTAAATCTCCTGACAACGCCGTTGTGTATGCGCTTGTGGTCTTTTCACTAGGTAATACAGCGGTAATGCTAATGGGCTGGCGGTTTTGTTAAACGCCAATCTTCAAACTTGATTTGGCCGGCTTATTCAATCGCTGTTGATCGGCAACATAGGTGCTCATACGTTTCAACATCGCCCGGCAAATCGCCCGCTTTTTGGCGGTTTTGGCTAAAGCAAACGGATCGCGGGTGCGTTGATACTGCCTCGCGGCTTTCTGGCGAGGCTTCCATGAGCGCCTCAATGCTGACGTGTCGGCTGACGCGACAACATGAGCTGCGCGTATCGCTGCGCCATCGGACGTGCCGCGTGCCAACGCGCGGCTCAATGTTTCCTCGCGCTGCTGATACGTCGGCATGACCGTTTCCATCATTGGCTGCTGCATAATTTCTGGCTGATAATGCACTAGCCACGCCAGTTACATCAGTTTCTGGCAATGCGCCACCCGTGACGCTACGGGTTTGTGGGCCAAGATCGCGGCGCAACGCCTCAAACGCCTCAAGGTCTGCTTGACGCGCTTTTGCTTCCGATTGCTCTGCTTTTTCGCCCGGATTTTTTAGACGTATAAGCCGATAACACGCGGGCAATGGCATTTGCCGCTGACGGCTGCGCTCGGAATCCTTGGAACGTATACGGCTCGGCCTCGGGCTGGAACGCCTGCTGACGCAACATTTCAGCCATTTGCTGTTGGCGTTGCGCTCGTAGCATTTTCCTCCTCGTATGGCCGAGGGGGCGCGAAATGTTGGGGACGTTGCGAACTCTATTCTGCGCCATCGTCAAAATCTCCTCTGTACACCGACCGCCCTGCGGGGATCGTCATGCCGGGAGAAGAAACCCGGGGGCGTACCCCCCATGCCGACCTGCGGGGAACGCATTGGCGCGTTACGCGGTGCGCCCATGCCCATCATTCCTGTGCCGCCCATGCTCTGACTGTAGCCAAACGGGCGACCACCCTGCATGGCCTGCGGAGGGCCGTTAAAGTTCATAACCTGCGGCGGCACGCAGGGGGCGACGTTGGGCGTCGGCTGTGCGTAACCAAGTCCTGCCGTCTGGCGATACGCCATGTCACCGCTGCCCCGAGGGTGCCGTTCAGCGAGGAGTTGCGCTCTTGCATGGCAAGCATACGCGCCATCTGCTGCGGCCTACGATCTGGTTGAAAACCGTTCATGCTAACCCCTGCGTGTCCATTGGCGTCACGGTGTCGTAAGTGTTGCGTCCAACGCTTTTGCCAAAACGGCGATTTGCCATTTGGCGCATTTTGAGCATTTCCAGCGGGTCAATGGATGCGGTCGGCGTTGCCATTGTCGGTATGGCGGCGTAATCGAATTCACGCGCTGATTTGCTTCTTGCACCGCCAGCATTTCTGCAAAGGCGTTGTGCGTCGGTGCGATCTTTGTATGTTTTTGAAATACGGCATCACAACATTCCGTAGTTGACCATTTTGTACCCGTCATCGCGGGTAATTACCGCTTCGGGGCGCACGGCCTCTACTTCATCAGCCATCACACCGCGCTGCGCGGCTTCAAAGATGTCGTATTCATAGATGCCGATGCCGAGCGGGTGTGTACCGATGCGCTCAATGTTGGATTTTAGGCGACGATCCAGATAACAACGCTGCGCTGCCAAAGCGACCCAGCTGAGGTTAAACAACCCGCCCATGTTGCTTGCGGCCTGATTGGCTTGGATGCCATACCGCTGCATCGCGGCGGCATCTTGCGCCGTACCCGCTTGGAACCTCATCGGCGCGGGGGCAACACTGACGCCGCTGGTAGCCTTGGAACTGCGGCACCAGCCACCTGACCGCCCAGAGAGCAACGCGCTGATCTCGTTGACCGGCAGCGAGCGGATTGCAGCCTGTTGAGCAAGCGCCTGCACGCGCAGCCGTGTTGTAGAACTGCTGTTGCGCAAGGTTCTGCTGGAACTGCTGCTGCGTTGGCTTGGTTGTTCGCGGCAATACCGCGCGCTGCTGCTCTGCAAACCGTTGCGCAATAGCGGCGTTTCTTGCCTCTTGCTGCTGCACAATCTGTTGGAACATTTGGCCTTGCGTGGCGTTCTGCGCCTGCTGGACGCGCCAACTCCTGCTGCATTGCCTGCGCCTGCGCTTGGTTGTAAAACTGCGCCTGTTCACGGGACTGGCCAGCCTGCTGGGCCTGTCGGGCAAGGTTGAGTTCTTGAGCAGCCTGCTGTTGCGCAAAGTTCTGCGCAATGGCTTGGTTATACATCTGCTGCTGTTGCGCGCTTTGACCAAAGATCTGCTGCAACGCAGCGTTTTGGGCTTCGGTAGCGGAACAAGCCTTGCTGGAAGTTTTGCGCAACTGGCTCGGTTGTAGGCTTCGTTCGCTTGCTGGCCCATGCCAAACTGCGCCAGAAGCCCGGCGCGGTTAAATTCCTGTGCGCTCCGAGTGCCTGACCGAAAGCCCTGACCCAACGCGGCGTTTTGCGCTTGTTGTGCGGCTAACGCTTGCTGAAAGTTTTGGCGCGTCGGCTTTTGGTTTTGAGCCTGTTGCGCTTGTTGCCCCATGCCAAACTGCTGACCCGCCAGCTGTGCGCCAAGCTCGGCTGCGCCGACAGCCTGACCGAACCGCTGCGCCTGCGCCGCTCGTTGCGCTTCTTCACAAGTTGGTTTTGCAGGTTTTGCTGCATGGCTTGGTTCTGCGTCTTCCGCGCGGCTTGTGCCTGTGCAAAGTTTTGTGCGATGGCGCGGTTTTGCGCCTCTTGCAAGCCGACTGTTGAGTGTGAAACGGCGCCAGTTGCGCTTCTCGGCCAAACTCACCGGCCTGCAACCGCTGCTGGAACGCCTGCTGCTGCGCCTGATTCTGGCGCGGCCTGCGTGGCAAGCGCCTGCTGGACGTTCGGGCCGGAGGCCGACGCTGTATAGCCCCGCCTGTTCCATGCCCGCCCCAAAGCTCCCGCACCTGCGCCTGATTGGCAAACATGGCGCGGGCTTGCTGTTCGGCAAAACCCTGCTGACGGGCGGCTTGGTCAAGGCTGATGCCCTGCGCGGCGGCTTGCAGAAGCAGATCGTTTCTTCTGCATCTGCGACCGACATGGCGGCGTTAAACGCCTCACCACCCGGGCGTGCAGACCTTGGTTGATGAGCTGCGTGTAAAGCTGCCTGATCGCCCGCTTCCTGCAACTGCGGGGCAAGGCGCGACATGATGGCCTGTTGCGCCGTCGTGCCTGTTCTTGCACGGGGGCGGCGGCAAGCCCTGCGATACGTCTATCTGCCCCTGCAAGCTGCGGGCCGCTTTCCACAAACTGCTGGGCGTAGCCCGAAGCTGGCTCCCGTTGAGCAGGAGCCTGCCGGCCGCCGGCAACGCTCAAGGCCCGACAACGTCTAAGCCCCGGCAAGATTTAGCCCTGATGGGCTCCTATGCGGCTAACCCAAACAGCCCACCAGCCGGGCCGCCTTGTGCGTAACCAAACATCACCACCGCCAACGCCCTGCCCAGCGCCGCCAACGCCCGCACGATTTAACCCTTGTAAACCCGGGGGCAATGGGCCAGCCCCTGCGGTGCCAGAGGTTTTACCCACGGCGCTGAAACCGGCGCAAAGGGGCCAGCATCTGCGCGACCTAAATCGGTTGGCGCAGCAGGGCCAGCGACAGCGCGTTCTATGCCCGTTGTATACGGCAGGATCGCGCCTTGCACGGGCAAATTAACGGACGCTCGCTGGCCTGCGGCGATTTGTGCCGGCAAACCTTCGGTGTAATACGACCAGCGGGCGGCGTAAGCCGCCGTCGGCGCGTTCATTAACCCCTGATTGGCATACCCAATGTCGGTGTAACCCGGGGTTTCCTGCAACGTCGTGTAGCGCTTCAATGCCGCCCGCGTAGGGCAGGTCATAACGCAACCCGGGCACATTGCGTGCATCAAAAGCCGATGCAATACCAAGGTTGCCAAGCCCCGCGCGCGCCATCGCGCGGCCTGCGACATAGACAATTGCGCTCGCTCTTGTGAGCGCAGAGGCCTGTAATCGGCCCGTCACTACCAAGGCTTTGCGTGAATCGTCGGCTGTTCAATGTACGTTGTAAATTGCTCTTGAGTCGGTTCTACGCCGCCCGCAATCAGGGCCGTACTGTGCCTGTCGGTCGTAGATACGCCTGCAACGCTTTCTGGTATGCGTCGGTGTCTACCTGCGGAGTCTTTGTCCAAGTGACGACCTGGCTGCCTGTGGGCCGCATATGTTCGGGTTAGACATATACGCCGACTGCTTGGCAGCGGCCAAATTGGCTTCACCCTGCTTGATTGCAAGGGTTGCGTAATCAGGTGCCAGGTGGCGGTGCCGGTGATTTTTTGCCCATACCGAGGCTCCAAGAAACGACACTTGTCGGGTGTCTGCGTCATCAAAACAATAGTCTCCAGAGTCATGCGCGGCGTCCTTTATCCGCGCTTCTTCCGAAAATCCCATCTTGCTGACCAATGCGAGCGCCCGGGTATGGTTGCTGCTTATTGGCCCTATGATCTTATCAACATTTGCGACGTTGTACGCATAGTCATACACCGCCGCCATATACGCTGGGGTCACCCGCTGCCACGCAATGTGGCAAACCACGGATTTCCCGTTCCAGTTCTCGTATACCGTCCCGGCGACCAACGCGCCGTCACGCTCCAATCCGATAGCGACCGACCGCACGGGGTCAAACGCCCCTTCGGTCTGCGCCGTAACCCATATGCCCCCACTTGAGGGCCGCTGACTATATTCCAGCCCATCCGAGTTGATAACCGCATCCGTTGAGGCCCACTCAACGACACGTTTTTACTGCTGCTGTTGAAGATGATGCCGCCGCAATATCCGACGCCGCTCAACCCGACGACCGTGTTATTGGCAATCGTGTTGCTGCCCCAAATGGCCTGATCCCAAAGTCCCACATCCCATAGGCCGTAGTTGGTCGCCACAAACGAGAGCGCACCGAGGAAGTCATCAGTTTGAAATCCACGGCGATGCCGACGCCGATGGTCGGCTGGCCGTTGCTTACGTCGTGGTGCGCCCACGGGTGAAGTATTTGATGACGCCACGGGTGTCAAAATAGTTAAAAGCCTGCAAAGCCTTGGTGTTGATCGCTTGGTTGTTGTCGTTGTACCCGGCTGACCCCGTTCCCGTTGTCCATGCCTTTGCAACGTAACCGTCGCTGCCGAAATACAGCTCGTTGCCAAGCAACGCCCAGCAGTTCGCATACCAGCCGGTAAACCGACACCACGCCTTCGTGATGTTGTTCATCACAAACTGCTGCTGCGATCCTGCTGCAATCGGAATGTTGACAATTAGTGCGTTGGTGAGCGGGTAATACTGCAACGCCCAGCCGTGATTGTCTTTGTACGTTCGCGCTGCGATCGCAAACGCGCCTTGAATCTTGTCCGACAGCGCCACGTTGGGATCAAGCCGTGACGATTGCAACGCCGAGGCAAAGCGGCTACAAGGCCATCCAGCGTCAGCACAAGCAAGTCGCCGCCGTACTTCATCAGAGCAACGCCGAGAGATTGGCGCACCCACAATCCACACGCCGATCAGCGCCCATGTGGAGGCGCTAGAGGGATCGGTGCCGCGATAAACGATGACCTCGCCCTTGTCGGTGACAAACACAAGGTTGTCGTCAACGCCGTAGCCTGCGTCAATCGTCCACGCGTTGCCATTGCAACAAGTTTGCCGCCGAGTTTGGCGACCGAGGACAGATCAAGTGATAGCTGCCGCACCGCCCACCGATGCGGTGGGCAAATACCACGCTTTAGCGTGTCTACTTGAATGAACCACATCCTGTTTTTGAACAGGGTGGGCTGCATTAACGAGGTGGTCGTGACCCCTGTAATAGCGGGCGTGGATACGCCGTCAATCGCCGTCCAGTTGGTGCCGTCAAACAGCAGCGGCTTGTTAACGCCATTGCTGCGTACAAATACCCGCCTGCCGAGGTCGTAATGTTGGCGGCTCTCTCCAGCGGCTATTAGATAACCCGCTGACCTTGGCCGCACCCACCGCCCCTGCTGACGTAACGTCGTAAATGTTGCCGCCGACGATGGCAAAGAGCTTGTCCGTTGGCTCCTGCGCTGTAGGCTCCATCAGGGTTTCTATCTGACCCTGTCATGCCGGTGGCGTGTTTGTCGTAGCCACCGCGCAACGTCACGCTAGAGACGCCGGGGAATAGGTTGTCTAGCGTCACCCGCGTCCGTCGGGGCCATGTTGGCAAGCGCATCGCGGGCGTTCCAGCCGCCCACGGGGGCGGGGAGCGAGGCCACATTGGCCTGCGTGCGCTGAATTAGCCGACTGCGACGAACGGGCGAGGCCATTACTGGCTATCCGTACCTGTAACCGCTGTCGGGGATGTTGTCGTAGCCGATCAACACCGTACCCGGGCGCGGGGCAAACGAAAGGTTTGCAGCGGCCACATCCTGCGCAACTGGCCGTTTCTAACTCCATCAAGTAATCGCGGTACAGCGCGGTCGTGTCAAAGCCCTTGGCCTCAAAATACTTGAGTTTGGTGCCAAGTACGATGACGCGATCTGGATAGATGCAGCGGTCATCGTCAGCGGTAAAGCTGGTTTTGGCGAGGCCGGTGCGCGCTTTCTACCCATGCGTTGCTGCGGTACTCAAACCCCAGCAACTCGCCTGCGTTCATTCCCGGCCAAATCTGGAAGTATTTGCCGTACAAGCGCCAGCGCACACGCGGGCCGGTGCTGATATAGCCCGAGAGCAGCCATTCCCATTGCTGCGCTGACTCGGGGCCGAGCATTTCCCACCGCTTGCTCTTGTCCCAATGCGTGCGGTTGACCGTACTGTTGTAGTCCGACGGCAGATCGTATTTGATCTTCTGGAAAACCAGATTGCCGCCTACCTGCGCCTCGGTCGGCGCGTAGTTGATCGTCACCGAGTTGGCGCTGGTTACCGCCGTGACGTAGGTCGCGTTCGGGATGCCAACGCCCTGCACCTGATACGATGTAGACAGCCCCGCCGTAGAGGGGATGCCGGTGATCGTGTAGCTGCTCGTCGTCCACGTTCCCGTGGTAGACGTTGCCTCGGTGTAAAACGTGTGAGGCTTGGTCAGTTCTCGCCAATCAGCACGACGCAGCATCTCGTACCCGACGGCGTTCATCAACGCCAACAACTGCACGGTTTCCTGACTGGTGTTACCCGCGACCGTGCTGGGGGTCGGTATGCCTAGCTCATTCGTACATTGCTGAATGAGCTGAATCATCGTGCTGCCCATACTACAACTCCGCTAATTTTTGGCGGTCTGCCCTGACGCTTGGGGGCATCAGCGGTCAATTCTGCGAGCTGCGCCTGCAACTCGGCCAACTGCCGCTTAGTGTCTGCGAGTTCGGCGTTGGATTCGGTGCGATTCTTGCGGTTGAGGTACTGGCGGGCCTTTTCACTGCAAGCCCACCGCGCCCATGCCGACGCGCTGCAACTGCCCGTCAGAGGCCAGCGCCAACTGCTCCACCGTCACAAATTTGAGGATGTTCAGTTCAGCGATCTGATCCTTGTTAACTTCCTCGGGATAATCACGGTTGCCATTGCGACAGCGGGGTGCCGATCTGCTGCGCGGCGTCCTCGTTCTGCTGCATTTGGAAATACAGCCATTGCCGAGGGAACCGCTGCTTATGATCGTCCCGCGCCGGTTGCTCAATGATGTTGGTTTTGTCACCCGGGGCCATGATGCGCACATAGGCTTTGCCTTTTTCGTGGGCCATCTTCCTTGGTGTAAAACTCAGCATGAAGCTGGGCGTCGGCGTTGTTTACATCGCTGTCTAACATTGTCCGTTTCTCCTGTGGGGATTACAGGTTGTTGACCTGTGTTACGGTGCAGATAACTGAGGGAATCGCGGGCCATACGCTTGTGGCGCTGGCAGCAAGTAAAACGACATCGGCATCATCACTTGCCCACATCAATTCTACATAATTGGTCGGCTTCAAGTTGGATGACAAAATTCCACGCCGCCACCGTTTCCGCTGCACGTACCTTGGATGGCAACTTTGCTCGCAGTATTCAGGACGTTAGTGCCGTTTTTACGCAGCCAAATATAAATATTGGCGGCTGCGCCAGAGGTTTTATCCAGCTGCGCTGAAAACTGGACGTTGTATACGCCTTGCTCTGCTACCACGATGCGTGAGGTGGGCGAGCCAATGGTCACCCCGTTTGCCGCGTCTGTCGTGTTGAAAGTCATGGCGTATGCGGTATCAATACTGACGATGGTCTGCGTTGTCGTATCTGGAAAACGCCCCGTAGTGCAGAATCGGCACCGAGCGGCCAAAACCCTGCAATTCCTCCCACAACGTGTTGCTGACGGCATAAAACATGGCCGAGCAGTCAGGGTTGACCGTGCCATAGCCTGCGCTATTGATCGTGCTGCCGGTGCTGTACGGGTAAACGGTCAAGGCATTAGCGCCGCCGTTTCGCACAATGATGGTTTCGCCCATCTCGGTCTGCGGCAGCTTGACTCCTGCGCCCGACCCCGTGGTGGTCACGTTGTTGTACACAAACGTGAGTTGCGTAGCGTCCCCGCCGACGTACCGGCTGCCGTCACCGAGGCGTTGCCGTCGCCGCAAATGGACACAGTAGACAGGCTGTTAACGCCTGATCCTAAAACCCTGCTGGGAATTGCCATTACGCCGCCTTGCGCTGATCGCGCACGCGCATGATTTCGGCAATCAACCCCGGCCTTTAACGTCCACCGTTATATCGCCCATCACATCAAAAACAGTTTCTGAAATTCGTTCGCCTGCTGCGCCATGGCCATGTTGCAGTTGAATTTCTTGCCTGTCGGGCCGCCGACCAATACATCAATGGCAGGGCCGGTGACATCGCCCGTAAACCGCTTAACCCCGTCCGCACGGTTGCAGGAATCGTAACCGTACAGCGTGAAGTTACGGAACCCGAGCAGGTAACCGATGTTGACCGCCCGTAGACCCGAGGTTGTCCCGCCGCCTACGGCCAGTTTGCTCGGGCCAATGGCCGCCATCTCTGGGCCTTCTGCCCATGAGTGCCACAACAGCACCTTGCGGCCTTTGAGGTAATCAAACGTGGACGGTGGGCAGCGCGAGGCTGGCATATACACCGTATGGTCGTTAAGCCGCTGGATGCCGTTTGTGCGGTCACGCGGGTCAAGGTTGACCCACATAGTCAGGGTTAACGCCGTTTCTCCACTAGGAAGTCGTGTGCGGCCTTCACCGCCACAATCGGGCGACCGGCTCGGCGGTGCGCCTTAATCTCGTCAATGAAGTCAGGCATAGACCACCCGCTCGCCACCAAGACAATGTTGCCATCGTGCTTGATGGGAGCGAGGGTCAGTTCTGGTAGACCACGGCCAAGCGCAGAGCGGATGTTGGAGCAAAGCTCCTCTGCCGTACCCGCCGCCTGTACCGTGATCTCCAGAGGCTGCATCGGATTAGAACCCGACGACGCCCGTTGCAACGTGCGGGTAGCCCGCAACGCAGGTCAACGCGGTAGCGCCAGAGGCCGTGGTCAGGGCAACGATGCCCTCAACCAGACCCGCCAGTTACCGTGGCGTCGTCAAGCGTGCCAGCGGTGGCCGTCGTAAAGAGCGGAACCGCTGGCAGGCATGACGCAGCGAGGTTAACAACCGGCTTGCCGCCCAGCTGCACCCAGCCATACGAGGCCGAGGCAATGGACGCCTGCGCAAAGCCAACGGCCTTGCTGCTTGCCGAGTTGGTCGTGGTGAGCGGCACCACGGTGTTGTCACCTTTCACCGACACCGCCATGTAGGTGCTGACGGTAGATGCCGCCTGCACATAAATGGCCTGACCGCCGTCGTCCAAGTTCACGGTCGTGCCGGTCTTGAACATGCGGGCTGGTGTCGGTGTAACCAAGCGACACGCCAATCAGATTACAAGTAGAAACAGCCATTGTCGTGTACTCCTTTAGTCAATCAACACGCCTTTGGAACTGGCTGCCCGAGCAGGTCAAGTTACCTGCCCAGCCAATCAGCTTCACAATGGCGTTCCGGCGACCGCTCATTGTCTTGGTTAACGGCCTGCCGCTCGCCGCCAATCGGCACAAAGTTGCGATCCTTGTGCGGACGGAAGTGCAGGTACTTGGTGTTGAGGAACCACATATGGTTCGCGTTGCCAGCACCGCTGTTGTAGGTGGACGAACCGATACCACCGTCCAGCACCACGTCGGAGGCCATGCCCGCGCCGTAGTACTTGAGGGAGGCAAAGCCCGCGCCCGCCATGCCGGAACCGCTGTCCGTCACGCGCTGAATGTCCTGAAGCGACTGCAAGTAATAACGGTAGTAGTTGTTGTCTGCAACGATCAGGTCAGGCTTGTCGGTGCCACGAACGAGCTGCACAGCGAGGGCGTCCATGTAGCCCTGAATGGTGGTGGACGAGACAACGCCCGCAGCCACTCACCGAGGCATCAAACACCTTGGACTGCCAGAACGACCACACGGCGCGGTTGATGCCGCCGTAGGTTCCAACGTGGTCGGGTCATCCGGGCACAGCCGCAGCAAGGCCCGTGAGGTTCTTGCCCGCGTTGCCGGTGCCATCACCGTACAGGTCACCGCTGATGCGGTTAGCCAGTTGCGCCTCCGCAACCGCCATACGACCGTCAAGAAGGTCAATGATGGCCTCCTTGCCCGAGTTCTGGATCATCTCCAGACCCGAGATCGTCACCGCAGACGCGTACTGCGTGATGGAGAACTGCGCCGCACTAATCGGGCTAGTTCTGACCAACGTTCAGCACTTCGTAACCGCAGTAGCGAGTTCGTGTTGTTGGTGGTCGGATCGGTGTACATGATTTCCTGCAAAGATCACGTTACCGCCTGAGAACGTCTTGACGTTCCCGCGCTCCTTCAGACGACGCAACAACGCATTGTTGTTCGTCACGTTGTCAGCGAGTTCACCGCTACGGCTCTGAGATGGTGGTAGCAATGATGTCGCTGATACTGGAATTGGCAAATGCCATTTGAAGTGCTCCTATATCAGTTAATTACAAACGCGATTCCGGATCGGCAAACCGCCTCCTCCAAGAGTCGCACGACGGTTTGCTGCCTTGGGAGCCGTGTTAACGCCGGGTGTGGCGCTTCTGACACTCACCGCTGCTGCGCGGGCAGCTTTCGCAACCTTGATTGGCCTCCTTGGCCTGTTTGGCAGCTATCTTCGGCCTGTTGGGCCTTGCTCAGCCTGCTCAAACAAGTCTGGGTTCAGCCGGATGGCCTTATCATAGGCTTCGTCCAGCGTTTCGGCCATGCCGCTCTGTAGGAGCTGGATCATGGTCGGTCTGGACGTCCTCAAAATGCTCGGCCTTCAAACTAAATTGGTTGATTCTCGTTAAGCAGAGTCTGGTTTTCCACGCATTTCCTGCTGCTGCTTCCAGCCCATCACCTCGCCGCGCACTTGGTTCAGCTCGTTTTGTAGCTGATACACCATCGGGTCAACGCCCGTGGTCGGCATCGCACCGCTGCTGGCGCTGTGCGCGCTGCATGGCACCCAAGTTGATGCCGTAGGACTGCGCCAAGCTGCATGAAATACTGCATCTTGGTCTGCGGATCGCTGGTTCGCAGCTTGTGGTCGGCCTCCATCAGCGCCGCAACCGCCTTTTCAGGCTGCAATCCCAAGCCCCTGAATCGTGTTCATGTAGGGCTGGATGGCTTCCTGCATCGCATCGGCAAATTGCGCCTTGGAAAGCAGCGGCTCCACGCCCGCACGCATCTGTTCCTCGCGCTGCCATGCATATTCCTGCATCTTTGGGTCGGCTTTCTGCCAAACCTCGTGAAAATCCTTTTTCCACGACGCAGGTGGACGCTTCCATACGGGCGGTTCTTCGGGTTCGGCCTCCGGTTCTGCCTCGACTTGGCGGGTTTGGCGCAAACGGCCTGATTCATCGCGTGCTCGAGCCTCAATTGGCTCACCGCTCTCGGCAGCCTCTAAACCCTGCTCAAGCATCGCCCGACGGTCAATCGGTTCGGCCTGTGGGGCTTCCTGATTCTGTTTTCAACGTCCATCTAGCCTCTCCTGTGGGGATTGGTGAAATTAAGCTCTTGGCGCAGCCGTCGCATGATCCGATCGGCCTGCTCATTCGTCATGCGCTGTGTTCACCATCGTACTTGAGGCGCTCCAAACGGCTCGTTGTCCGGCTTCTTCCGCCGAATGTGCTTAGCAGGATCGTCGTTGCCGACCTCCTCGCAGCCGTTCGCCTTCAGATGCCGACGGTGCTGCGAGCGGGAGGTAATCATGCTGCCGTCAACCATGCTCTTGTACGGCTGAATGTCGGGCTGAACGTAGTGATAGCTGCCCTTGGCGTCGCGTGTTGCGCTCCACAAACTCGCCATCTATGTGAACGTAAGTGCGTTTCATTGCTCAAACGGTGGGGTTGGCATGGTCTTGCCCATCTGCGCGATGATGAGTTTGGTTTGCGCGTCCACGTCAGCCTTGTACTTGGCGGCTGCCTGCTGACTACTGCAGCTTCATAGCCTTCAACTGCGCCTCAAACTGCGTATTTCTGCTGCTCCATCGCCAGTCTTGGCCTGGTTGCGCAGCCTGCTCCATCTGCATTTGCATGCTGCAACTTGGCCTGCGTGAGCGCCGATTCCATCTGCATCTTGGACGCTTCCATCTGCCCCTTCTGCTGCAACTCGGCCTGCTTGCCTTGCTGCTCGCCATCGGGCGTGCTGCTGCATGCGCGGCCTGCTGCAAGCTGCTGCAACGTGGCGTCAATCTGACCCTCAATCGGGCGTGCGGCCTTAAACGCCTGCATCCCAAAGCGCAGCAGTTCCATCATCATCGGCACCATCTGCGGGGAGGCCTGACCGACGGGCAAGGCTTGCGCAAGGAACCCGCCAAACGCCTGCAAGAACTGCATCCGATCCTGCTTCGTTCTGGTTCTCATCCAGCATCACAAGGCTGTCGGCAGCAATGTCCACGCGGAAGTTACGCAGCGGCTTGTCGCGGATGCAGTTGCAATGGCCTGCGGGATCAACTGCTGATCCGCTGGCGTCATCTGCTCTGCGGCGGCGTAGGCAAGGATTGTCTCGGGCTGGTAGTGCAGGCACATGACCTGCGCTTTGAAGCTTGATGATCTCGAGGCGTATAGGGCAACGTCCTCC